CCGATTTTTGCAACGCCATCGAGCTTTGGCCGCAGCTGCTCTAAATCTTCTTTGCTGTACTGAAGCTCCAGCAAGGGACCGGGCTTGACGTCGATCCAGTTCTGATCCGGCGGCGTTAAATCCATCAGGATGCGGTTCGCCAATTTGATCGTCGAAATCGGAGCAGTGCTGTCGAATTGGCGATCCATCGGCCGTGGGGCCTTGTCGTTTCCCGAATATGGATTGCGGCCGGCCATCGCCATTTCATAGGCATCGATGAGGATCGTACGCCATTGATCGCGCAGCAACCAAGCTGCATCGGAACGTTTTTTTAATTCTCTGGGTTGCAGCTGCGGCATGGCTTATGCTCCTAATGTTGATTTTAAACCGGGACCGGAAAAAGAAAGCGAAGTGCTGCCTCGCCGGCGCGCGGCGATCGCACGACGTTGTGCGGCGAGATTGCCGGACAACTTTTCCTCCTGCTCATCGGTCTGCAGCTGCAGGCGTTGCTGTGCAGATTTTTGTTGTTCTATCAGTTCAGCCTGGCGCTTTTGCGCTGCAGCCGTGGCAGGGTCTTCTTTCGGCTTACTCGGTTTCGACAATAATGATTTTGCCGAGCTTGCCGCGCTCGCAACGGACGCCACTAATGCTACTGTCTGTGCCATTTTAATTTCCTTCCCAAAGATAAATATCCAAGTCACTGTTCCGCGCACTCAAACTTTTCACAGGTCCATGCTCGAACCTGAAACCTAATTCTTCAGCCCATTTTTTCGCGTCATCGCGCGAGCTTTCAATCATCATGTGCAGCCGATGCAATTTCAGAGCGACAACTGCGGCCGCGCAAAGTCCTCTTTGCTGATCGCGGATCACCGGCGCTTTTCTCTCGAAACCTTCGCCCGTCACCATCCACATTTCGCCGACACCGTGAGCATGCACGACACCGCACAGCGCAACGGGTTTATCGAGACTTGGCAGCGCCATTACCGGGAAAAATAAAATCTGTTGCTCCAGCTGCAGACGCACACTGTCGATTTCAAAGAACCAGGCGTCGCAAGGGCGTGGCTTGAAGTTGCGGAAAATTTCCAGAGAGCGATCGTTCATCATAACCGCACCTCCACTTTTGCCGTGCGCATCCTGCTACCCATTCCCCCTTGCCGGCGTTGCTCCCGTCCCACCACCTCCTCGAAGCCGCCATTATCCAGGGCGCCGTATTGGACGCTGTCATGCACATCGGAAACTGGGAATTTTTTTTCAGGACTTTCGTCGTACTGTGCCGATCCTGAAATTCTTTTCTTCTTGAAGCGGAAATCCGAATTGAAACCCTTGCGCAGAATGCGGCAGGTGGTCGAGATCAAAAGCCCAGGGCGGGCATCGCCGACCGTCGCCCGGAGATAAAACCGCACGGCGCTCTGACGTTTTTCAGGATCGTTTGTCGGCGCAAGCCTGACACGCTGCGTGCCTCTCCAATTCATTAGCCGGTTGACGCAATCGACCCAGCTCTCGGCATCGTTGGCATCGCGTGCGGCCGCAGAGGGATCGCACAACCCGCCCAACACCCGGCAGCCCCTATATTTTTCCGTGCCGATCAGCCGCTTTAAAGCATCCGTCAGGCCCACAGCCCCGCCCTCGGAATACAACTCATCCAGGATGCGGAGCTGACCGTTCGGCATGTTCTGGCGAAACGTGCATGCAGGATGCAGCCCCTGGTCGAAGTCCACCCGCACGACCAGGTCAACGATCGGCATCAGCTCCTCGCCGGCGCAGTGGAAGTCATCGCGGTATTCGGGATAGACCGGCTTACCATCGCGCGTATAGCCGTACTGGTTATGGATCATCCGGCGCGCCAAGTCCTCGCGGCCCTGGGCGATCAGGTCAGCCTCCATCGCCTGATAAGCCTCCAGCGTTGCCCGTTTGCGGTTCTCGGCATTGGGATCAAGGCCGCCGGGCTGACGGAAAAAGCCGTAGTTCTCTGGCTTGTTTTCCTCGTTGAGAATGTAGAGGTAATTGTCGATGTCAGGCGCGTTGTAATCGAGCGCGACATTCTTCACGCACAGGTTCGGATCGACATGCTTCTCGCCCGGATATCGGCCCTGCATGACGCGGATCAGGCCCTGCGAAAGTACGTCCGGCACCAGCGTGTCGGCCTCGTTGAGCCGCAGGAGATTGAATTCCTTACCGCGGAACAAGGCTTCGACATTCTGTTCGCCGAGAGCCTCGAACATTACCACCAGGTCAACGATGGACTCGTCGGGCAACTGGAACCGCAGGTGATGCTGACCGGCCTCGTTGCCGCCGCCCTTCCATGCGCCGGCCTCTTTCGGCATCCACTGCCACCAGGACGGGATTGTAGTGCCGTACAGCTGGCGGAATGTCTCCCGCACGAATAGCGCCTTGGAATACCGCACACCGTCCAGCTTGCTGCGTGGCTGCCGCGCGGCATCGTTGATCGTGTCCATCATCAGGCAGCTGGTCTTGCCAGAGCCGACCGGCCCCATGATCGACTTCACCGGGAACCTGCAATCCATGAACGCTTTGCCGACCGGGCCGGGCGGCTCGAAATTCAGATGCATCGCTTCCTCCAGGCGCTGAGGTTGTCGATGCGCGCCGCCGTCGAAACGTTTTGAAACGCGCCGTTCCATGACTTGAACACAGGCACGATGCCGCCGCCGTTGCGCAGCTTGCCCTCGGCGTAGTGACCGATTGGCATGGCATCGAGATCGAAATTCCATGCTCGATTTTGCTGATCGTCAATCTGCTGTTGTCTATTCATCTTTCCCTTTATTTTCCGGCGTTTCTGTTGAGCCGTTAGAGTTTGAGCCGTTAGAGTTTGGCGCGGATAATTCGCTAAGCCCTTGATTTTGTTCAATGTCGTTTTGATCGATTACGTCAAGGAATTTGACCTGCAATCTGTTGTCGTCGATGACCTGCTGCGCTGCTGCGGCGGTCCCGGCGTTGATCGTCAGGTGGATCAATCCCTTCTCGCCCGTGTCGATGGCGATCGGGAGTTTCTGATGCAGGTACGGCGCAAGCTCTTTCGCGGCGACGAGCTGGAGCTTGAACGCTTCCAGTTTGTCGCAGCCGAGTTCCTTCGCCAAATCTTGAACCGGACGCGCGTAGGTTTCAGCCAGCGCGATCAGCGGCGATGTGTAGCGCGACAGGATGTAATCCGCCATCTCCTGCGTCCGTCTGTTTTTCGAGCCGGGAGGCCTCCCCACACCCCGCGCGAGAGAACCCCTAGAAACCGCTTCGGCCCCATCCTCGACTTTCCGTAAAGGTATCAACGAAAGCTGCTCGGCATCCACGAAATTAGGCACCTGGACGCCGCCATTCTGCGCAATAGCCTCAGCTACAGCCGTGTTAATCCCGATTTTCTCGCCGCCCAGGTCAGTCATGATAATAAAACCCCCATATTTTATTGGTTTTTCCGATCATCGATGATCGGCGGGACAGACCGGGACAGACGCCGGGACAGTCATTCATCTTTCTAACCATCTGATTTAAAACAGAAAAAGAAGAAAGAGGGCGTAATTGTCCCGCTGTCCCGCATGTCCCGCTGCATCCCCGTGTGCGCAGGTGCATGTGTGCATGTGTGAGAGGTTGACCGGGACAGCGGGACAATCTCCCTAACCCGCTGAAGGTGCAAACAAACCACCGGGACAATGACCGGGACAATGACCGGGACAGCGGGACAGTTGAGAAAGCGGATTGACTTTTTCGGAATGAATGAAATCCATAGGGTTTAAGGGAATGGGCGCGGGGAAAACGGGTCGTGCGCAGGGCGCGACGGGTCGGGGCCAGGGCAGAATTTGCAACGAAATTAACTGCGCGGAGAGCGTTATTCTTTCTCATCGTCAGCTCCGATCACTTCGGTTAATGGGATGGCCGTGCAGCGTTTCTTGAGACCGTTGAAGCGTTGCTGATCGGCCTGGGCGCCCTTGACGCGCCGCATCGCCTGGACCCAGACGCCATTGGTCCCTGAGTTGCCGGACCAGTGTGAATTGGCGAATAGGCCGGCGAGGCCCTGATGGTCATTTGCGACGTAGAGGACATGGTATTTAAACCCGCCGCTAGCGCCTCGGGTTGATAATTCTTTGACCATAAGCCCGACATTGCCGAGCGCCTTGTTGGCGTCTTCGATATCTTTTGTATGGTAATTAACCTTATCCTTGCCGGCCGCCTGGATGATCCAGCTGCCTACCGTGCGGCGTTCGCCCGATCGATAGAGATCGAGCTGCGTGGTCATGAGGTACGAGATGCAACGCTCATGGTCGGCGATATCCTGTTCGCATTCAGCCAGCCCTTGCTTCGCCAGGCGCAATGACCATTTTTCTTTCGCTTCGGTGTCTGGCTCATAATCGGAGGTCAGGAGGTCGTAGCACGCGAGGAGCGTGCCGAATTGATCGGCCGAACGGCCGGAGTGACCGGCCTGGACGAGCTGCGTTTGCCAAGTGAGGAGTAAATCAGGGAAGCGATCCCATTGCTGCATGATCCGCGCGCGGATGGCGGCGCCGATTTGCTCCAGCATTTTTTCATCTAAACTTGGAGGCTTCGCTTTTTCGGGGAGCTTGTCGAGTTCCAGAACGGCCATACGGCTGATGTCCTGGCCGAGCATCGGCGGGATCAGGATGCTGGAAAACAGGAAGCATGAACGCACTGTAAACGATGCGTTTTTATGATCGGAACCACCGCGCAATGTCTGGCCGCCGGATGCCGCCTGGCGCGCGAGCTTGATGATGTTTTGCGCTTTGCGATTATCCTGCTCAGCTTCAATTTCATCGAGCGCGACAGGAATAGAAGCATGGCCGACGGTCTGCCACAGGCCTGCGGCCGTGGCATCCGTCGAATTTACAATACCTCCGGGGCCGAGAACGCCCTTGATGACATCATGCAGCGTGGATTTCCCCATCGCCTTGTCGCCAGTCACCCACACCAGCGGCCGCCATTTCAGCGCGCCGCCCATGATCGATGCGCCGATCCATCCCAGGAGGAGATACGGATCGACATCCGGCCGGCGCCACGACCAGGTCTTGAGCAGCGTCAGCAGCTGCTCGATCTCTTTCGTGGTTGCCGTCTTCATCATCGGGTGCGGGCCGGCGGGCGCGGACGGATAAACATGACGGCCGATCTGCCGCGGCGTCATCGCTTGGCCATCATGGAAAAGCAGATCGCCGCAATGCATCACCAGCTTGCCGTCGGCATCGCGCCAGCAGCCGGGACCGCGCACACGCTCAAGCACATCCCACAATCCTTTGCGCGAGGCCTCGGCATACAAACAATCGGCAGCCTGTTCAGGCCGCCATCCGTTCACTTTACACCTCCCGTTTTCGTCCGGCTTTGAGAAGCGAGGCCAGTAGGCATATTTCAGCTCCTGCAGATTACCGAACAGGGCGCGGATGGTCCCCATGTTGAGCTTGTCGGATTTCAAAACTGCCAGCTGGCGTTTTTGATCGAGGAAATAAACATCATCGCCGTTGATGCCCAGCGGCTCGATCGGGCAATCGGGCGGGAACGTGATGTCATAGGGCGCAGAAGCATCCTCATGCGAAACCGCCGGCTTGTCTTTTTTGCTGCGGCGGGCTTTCGGCGCGGACTTCACCGCTGTAGCGATCGTTTCTTTAGCGTCAGACATTCACGCCCTTCGTCAGTTGATAAAATTCAGTGATTTTGTACGCGATTGTTTTCGCGTATTCCTCAGTCATGCGATCGAGGATGTACACATTCCATTCGCCGTTGCGCCAGGTGACGATCTGCCATTTCACGGTGTTCGCTGCCGGCTGCAGCAGAATATCGATCGATTGATCGCGGACGTGCTTGCGGACAATTTCCCAGAAATCTTTCAGATCCAAATTCTTGATGCTTTTCGCCGATGTATTTTCTTGCACCGGCGGCGCTTCGACGGGTTTCCTGTCATTTAATTTTTGGAATTTCATATCGCCCCCTGAAGTTGTTCCTGCAGCTCCTCGGCCGTCAGCGCATCGTTGAAATCTTTTCCGATCGGGCTGCGGGCCTCGAACACGTCGCGGCCCTGGTCGATGAAGCGGTCAATCGCGCTCTGCAGGGCGCGGCCGGCGGGAGTGTCTTCGCCGTCATTATCGGCTGCGATCACGACCTCGCTGATATTTTTCGGCAGATCGATGTTCATGAAATTGCTGACAGAGATCGCGGCCAGGACACGATATTCTGGCAGGCTTAACGCCAGGGAAAGACCGTCCTCGATGCCTTCGCAGATGATGACCTTGTCGCCGGCCGGCGCATCTTTCAGCGACTTGCCAGATGCACCGCGGCTCAACGGAATATATCCGCCGCGATATGAGCCGAGCGTCAGCTTCGCATCTTTGACCGGCGCCTTTTTAACGACGCCACCCATCGGCGAATGCAGAAATGTTCTGTGCGTGGCGATGTGTTCACCGCGGCCGTTGGTGATCGCCGCAACCATTGCCGGCCAGCTCGTCACCAATCCGTCATTCAAAGACGGGGGATAATCCAGGGAGGCGACATAGCGCAGGGCGCCCGGCGGCCGTGCCAGGTCACCGAGACCGATGCCGCGACCGAGAAGATAAAGCGCGACAGGTGTGTTTTCTAAATCCGCGCGGCCGCTGAGCCAGATGGCTTGCGCCAGGCGCGAACGTTTTGCAGCTGCCGCCCTTGCATTTTCTTCGTCGGTTTTGATTTGGGATTTTATTTTTGCGCGCGTTTGCTTCAGCGCATTCGGGTCGAGCTTGTCAAGACCGAGATGCCGGCGCGACCACTGGATCGCCAGTTTTTTGTCACCGGCAAATAATACCTGGGCGACCAGCTCAACAGCATCGCCGCCTTTGCCGCGATCGGAAAAATCTGACCACAATCCGCGCTTGGAGCCGTGGCGGTGGATCGCCATGCTGCGGCCGGGTTCGCCGGCGCAGGAACCGATGCGCCATTCCGGGCCTTCCATCCGCGCGGCTGGCAAAAGAATTCTCACCAGCGTGTCGATATCGGCGGCGAGCATTTTTGCGATCTCTGAAATTTCCATGAGGCTCATTGCTCCTCCGATTTACGGCGGCCGGCGCCGTCGCGCACGATGTCTATACTCGGCTGATAACCGCGCTCGATGCAGGGTGTGCAGAGGCGGTTTTTCTTTTTGCACCATGACCAGAAATCATTTCCGCAGCACATGCAGGGAATGAAAACTTCTTTTGACGCGCGTGACCGATAGGGTGACAGCCGTTCCGTTCTTTGCGATCTCAGCTGTTGCGCGGCCATATCTACGCTCTCTTTCCTGCGCCGAATTCACCGGGGCAGTTGACGCCGTTTTTCATCTGCGAAACAAAGCGCGTGATATCCCAGGGACTGAATTGTTTGCAGTCGTGCAGTTCACGCACAACTGCGCTGATAGCTTGCGCAGCTTGGTTTGGGTCTTTTGCGAGAGTTCTGCGCCAGGCGCGTAATGCACTCTCCCTTAAATCGGCAACGCCTTTTTGGTCCATGCGGTAATCCTGTTGAGGGAATAGGTCTTGAGTTGATTAGGGAAATATGCTCTGGATGTAGAGCCAATGGACATTTTACTGAGTGATTTCGGGAGCCTCATGACTGAGCCTCCGCGTGGGTGGATTTTTGCGACGATCGAAAAAGATCGGGCTGCGTCTGCCGGTCTGCGCCATTGGAGAAAAACGCAGGGGCATCAGCGGCCCGACCTTCCTCAATCGTTTTTTGGGAAACGAAGCGACCAAGGAACTCCTGGTCGCCTTCACCGGCGGCTGCCGATAACTCGGGTAGGGAATAAAAATCATCGGGTCGAACTGCACCGCCCGACCACACGAAAATGGCCTCAACCTCGCCTTTACGCGGGATCGTTCCATCAACCCAAAGCTGGACGGTCTGCTTTTTCTTGCCCATATCACGGGCAGCGGCAGACACGTTTCCTTGGAATTTCAGCTGTATGTATTCGGATATTTTCATGAGTTTGACAATGATTTGTTGTCATCATGACAAAAAATTATTGACTGAACAAGACAAAAATTTGTTGTCAGCTAGTCTCGTCATGGGGAACGCCGGAAAATATCCGAAAAACTACATCAAGGAACTGCGTGAAGCGCGCGGCTGGACCACCCGTGATGTCGCAGAAAAGGCCGGGCCGGGCTGGCACGGGCAGACTGTCAGCAAACTGGAACTGCAAAAACAGGAGCTGTCCTGGTCAAAATTGCTTCGCCTGGCTGAAGTTTTTGAAGTCCACCCTCTTGAAATTACAGAAGGGCCGGGACACGTCGCGGCACCGAAAACCCCACAGGAAAAAGAACTCCTGGAGCTTTTCCGCAACCTTCAAGACAAAGACCAAGATCGCCTGATCGGTTATATCGAAGGCAAATTAGAAAAAAAACAATAAGCAATATCAATGGCTTAATTATTTTTATTGAATAATTTATACCATTATGTAATACAACCCCCCTTAGAAAAAAAAGACTACGTGGGGATTTTATGTTGACGGAAAAGGAAAAGCGCCTGCTGGCGCTGTTCCGGCTATTGCATGCTCTGGAGCAGGACAAGGTTCTTGATCTTGTCCGCGACCGGGCGCATAAATGATGCTTCATAAAAACGGAGCTACAATGAAAAAGCTGATTTTTTTCTCTGCAGTTTTAACGCTGACCGCATGCGGGACATTCCCGATCGCCATCATGCAAAATCCCAAAACAGGCGAAACGGTAAAATGTGAGCCTGGAGAATATTACCGCGGATATGAGCCGTGGGCTTACCAGGGCCAGCTCGACAACTGCGTGGCCGGCTATGAAAAGGCTGGCTTTGTCAGGGTGGACGATTCGCCGGCACAAAAGAAAACGGCCGGAAAATAATCCCGGCCGCTTGATACTGAGTTGAAAACCCTAGGCCGATGCCTGGGGTTTTTTATTTCTGCCTTCCTCGATCTGGCGAAGGCGCGCAGCTTCGGACGTTTCATAATTCGGCGCAGTGCGAGGGTCGCGTTTTTTGCTGCGGCCTTGCGGTTTCGTCGGCGGCGTTTCATTCACAGCGGGAGCCGTGGCGGATGCCGCCGGCGCTGTCGCCTTGACTTCATCGGCATTCGTTTTTGCTTTTCTCGGTGAGCGTGCGGCTGTCTTAGCCTTAGCGGGTTTTGTGGTCTTTTTCTTAGGCATGGTCATATCCTTTTTGTTGAAAATTTGGCGATTTGCCTCCTCCTGAATACATCAATTAATTTTCACTGACAATAATTTGTTGACAGACTGGCAATAATTTATTGTAATGTCCTCCTAACCATTGGAGGTACTTCATGTTCAAATACATCTTTGAATTCTACTGCAGACACCGCGCGCACCGCCGCCATTTGGCCCGTTGCCGCAAGTCCTGCGCTGCTTACTGGAGCCGCGCATGACCGGGCTTCGCAAGACAAAAGGAAAGCCGGACCCCGTCGATATCCATGTCGGGCTTCGCCTTCGCATCCGCCGGTCGCTGCTCGGTCTCAGCCAGGAAAAACTGGCGGAGAGCATCGGCCTGACCTTCCAGCAAATCCAGAAATACGAACGCGGCATGAACCGCATCAGCGCCGGGCGGCTCTATCAGTTTGCGCAAATTCTGGATGTGCCGGTGACATGGTTTTATCAGGAGTACATGCAAGGGAAAGTGCTGGCGCAGGTCGATGATGCCACGTTCAGCCCCGACAGTCTCCAGATGGTCGCGCTGTATAACGCGCTGCCGGAACAAAAGCGCAAAGCGTTTAAAAAATTGCTGCGCAGTTTCGTGATCGTTGATGATGCCGACGAATTAAAGGCGGCAGCATGAGCCACGTTCATTCTGCATATGACGTTATGAAGGCCGCAGCGCCGCGGCGATATGTCGCGGCGCTGCCCGAACATTGTTCACCGTGCGCATGCACGATGATTTCAACAATCCCCTTTTATTATCTCGCCGCAAATTCAAACCAGGGAGACAACGATGCGCCGCCGGCTGCTTAATATTCTCGAAGTTTCTGAAAAACTCGGTTTCTCGCGCTCAACGTTCGATCGCAAACGCGCCGACCTAGAAGCTGCAGGTATGCCGAAACCCACGCTTGGCGCAGATCAGTTCGGCAGTGAACGGTGGGACAACCGCGCGATCGATCTCTGGCTCGACAGCCGCATACCCCCAGGACTGCGCGCGCGAGATATGGAGCAGGGAAAGTTCACTCTCACGCTGAACGCTGACAACGTTGCAGAGAAGCTGCAGCGCCGGGCGGAGGCTTTACGCCCATGAGATTGACAACAAACATCCACGATCGCATTAACCAGCTGAATGATCTGATGGCGGAACGCGCAAAAAGAAATACCGATCCGCGCTCAGCTGCAGCTGCTGAAAAATCCCTGCAGCTGGCGGAGAAGCTGCGCTCGAATGGCGTTTCGCACGAGCTGCAGGACGAGCTGAGCCGCGCGGCCGCTGAACATAAAAATTCGGACCCGATGCTTTGGGCCTACATGGATGTGATCGCCTATCATTGCAGCTCGGCCTTGCGCCAGCAGAAAATTCTCGGCATCGATTAGCTTTCAACAAAAACGCGGAACCCTCATCATGGCAAAAATCTCTGTACGATACTTCACCGTGCGCAAGCGCAAAGATGGCAGCGAACGTTATTTCTGGCAGCCCGATAAAAATCTAAAAGGCAAAGGCTGGAAGCTGACCAGACTGCCACCTGAACGCAACGAGGCGCTGAGCCAGGCGGAGATCATCAACAGCCAGGTCGATGAATGGCGCGCCGGCATTCGCAAGGACCCTTCGACCAATCTCGCCGGCAGCATCGATGCCGTGATCGAGAGCTATAAAAAATCCCGCTTCTACGAAAAGTTATCGCCGCGCACGGTGCGTGATTACGACCGCGCCCTCAAGACCATCAGCGCCTGGGCGGGAGACATGCCGGCCGCGATCATCACGACCAAGATGGTCGAAAATCTTTATGAAGAATTGCGGGTGAAAAGCAAGCGGACTTCTGTTTACGTCATACAGGTCTTGCGCATTGTCTTCAACCATGCTGAACGGGAAGGTGTCATTGCTAAAGGCTCGAACCCTGCCAGCGCCATCAACCTGGAATACACGGCGCCGAAGGGAATACTGTGGACGCCGGAGGCTGTGCGCATCATGGTCGCGGCCGCAGACGAGGAGGGGTATTTCTCGATCGGCACCGCCATCATGCTCAATGAATGGCTCGGCCAGCGTAAGGGCGATATCTGCTCGATCAAGATGGCCGATATTGTCGGCGGCGTTTTAAAGATCAAACAATCCAAAACCGGCGCCGAGGTCGAGCTTGATCTGAAAATCCTCCCTGCGCATATTCAGGCGCGCATCGAGGAGCAGATCAGGCAGAACAACGCGCGCAAAAAACTGGGTGTTGTTCTCATCCAGCAGGAAGCGCATGCAGCTGCGGGTCATGTCGTTGAGGGCAAACCATACAGCGACAGTTATTTCACGCGCACACTGGCGGCGCTCCGTAAGGCCGCCGAGAAAAAGCATCCCGAATTGAAAGGGCTGATTTTCAAAGACCTGCGCCACACGGCCGTGACCAGGCTGGCCGAGGCCGGCTGCACGACGCCGGAGATCGCTTCGATCACCGGACATTCGCTCAAGACCGTTGAAAGCATTATCGATCGTTACCTCATCCGCACCGCGAAGATGGCGCGTAACGCATTCACGAAACGCGCGGAAGCGGAGAAGGTGTAAGATGTTCAAAGCAGATTTTGATTTCGAGATTGCCGCGCGGGTGCTGGTCATTTACGACCTGAACCTCGGCAATAAGAGCGTAACCAACGACATCGAGAACGTCCTGCAAAGAATTTGGGACGAGATCGATCCCCTTGAACGCATCGACGCCGTGATTTACCGGGACAGTGAAGGCGTGTTCGACCAGGTGATCCTGGGCGAAGGCCGCACCTTCAAGCGTTTCGCGCCCCTGGTGGAGACCGATGTTTTAAAAGCAATCGCTAAAGTGAGAAAAAGCCATGAGACCAACGCCGTGGCTTAGAGCCGAACCTTATAGAATTCAACATCCCTATTGTGGACTGACATGCTACGGCGATGACTTCGGTTATTTTCAAATTCCCGGCCCATGCGGCGGGATGCTCCGCGTGATTGTATCAGCGCCTCATCCTGAAGATGGGGAGAACATGCAATGGGAGCATGTCAGCATCAGCCTAAGAAACAGAACTCCCAACTGGCAGGAAATGCAATTTGTAAAAGAAATATTTTGGGGCGACGACGAAGCAGTTATGCAGCTTCATCCTCCAAAGAAAGACTACGTGAATTGCCATCCTCATTGCCTTCATTTATGGCGCCCTGTCCTTAGCGAAATTCCTCTGCCGCCATCAATTCTTGTCGGCCCCGACAGTGCAAAACTGAAAGCATAATTTTTACTGCGTAACCAACCCAAAAAGGAGACTGCCAATGACTGTTGAAGTTGTAATTAAAAACAAAAATCCCAAGGGCGGCGACTCGCTCATGGTCAAGCAAAAAGGCCAGCCTGATCTGATCGTCGAACCGGGGACGGAAAAGCCGTTCGGCATCAATGAAAAATCTGAGCCGCTTGTCATTACCGATGTTGGCTATGACGCCGGCCATTCGCCGCGGCCGGCAAAAGAGAAGGCAGCAAAAAAGAAAAAATAATTCCAGCCGTTTCACCAGATCGCCGGCAGCAGCCGGCGATCGAGCGAGGCGGCCCGGCAGACTTAGGGCATCGAAGATAGGGCGGTGAGTTTTAAGACTTCACGGCTCAGTGGCAAGCCCGTCGTCCAGACGACACGGCCGGCCGCCTCGAACTGCGTAACTTCACATTCAACAACCCGAAAGGAAATTAAAATGCTTACCAATGAACAAAGAGACAGCCTTTTAAATGCAAGGCCTGAGCGTAGCGTAACCGTCGCGCAAATTGAAAGCCGAATTAAAAACAAGGAATTTTCTATCCATGCCGGCAGCACATTGACGATCTGCGTTCTGACCTTGGAAAACGGTTTCACCGTTGTCGGAAAATCCGCATGCGCACATCCTGATAATTTCAATCAAGAGCTTGGCGAGAAGATCGCTTATGACGATGCGTTCAAACAAATCTGGCCCCTCGAAGGATATCTGCTGCGCGAAGCGTTGCACCTTGAGCAGCAGAAACAGCAAGCCGCTTAGCGGTTTCGCCAGATCGCCGGCCGACGCCGGCGATCGAGTGAACCTGCAGAGGACAGCACATGAAAAATAAACTGATCGATCTGAATAATCACCTGTTCGCGCAGCTGGAAAGGCTCGGTGATGAAGATTTAAAAGTCGAGGATATCGAGAAGGAGATCAGGCGCACAAATGCGATCGTCGCCGTGGGCGAACAGATCATCGAGAATGCCAATCTCGCCCTCAAGGGCGCGGCACTTGTAGCGGAATATGGCGGCAACTACGAAAAAATGCTGCCGATGATCGAGGGCAAAGCCACGGCCGCAGAACCGATGCCGGACGTCGTCAAGGAAATCGTTGAGGCGCGCGATCTTCGGAAACTTAACCGCCCCACCGGCGAGGCGAAGAAAAAATGAAACGCCGGCCTATCACATACACGGCCGCAGAACTGGCCTGGATTAAGGCTCACTGCACGGACGACAGGCGGGAGGCACATGAAAAATTCTGCAGGGAATTTGCCAGGGCCAATGTGTCGATCGACAATTTCAACGCCCTGTGCAAGCGTAACGGCTGGTTGACCGGCCGCACCGGGCATTACGCGAAAGGCAGCGTCCCGCAGAACAAGGGCAAGAAGATGCCCTACAACGCGAACAGCGCGAGGAC